TGACAAGCAACGCATAATAGGGTAATCTAAGTGTACATTTCCCCGAACTGCGACAATACTCTGATCATGCCGACCTTTATCGGACATGTGTATTGGCTTGCACGCAGGCTGATCAGAGTGGCGCTCGCAGTTCGGGGAATGTTTTTGATTCTGGTTGCGCAGTTCGGGGAAAAACTGACAACCGGAGAGGGAAAATGACCGCAGTTTCCCCGCGCTCTCATTTTCCCTGGAATGGCGGTATCAGAGCCTATCCAAAGCGTTCTGCCCCCCCCCACGAGTGCGGATAGGCTCTGGCCGTATTTCTCAACATTGTGTTGAAAATTGACTGCGGGGGGGAACGAGTAGGGAATGGACGATCGCGTGACGGTAAAACGGCGCAAACTGAGCGATTACAAGCCTGATCCGCGTAACGCCAACAAGGGCACTGAGCGTGGGCACGAGGTGCTAGTTGAAAGCATCCGAGAACTTGGCGCTGCGCGTTCTGTGGTGGCAACGGCAGACGGCACGATACCGGCTGGCAATAAAACGCTTGAAGCGGCGCGGGAAGCTGGCATTGAGGACGTGATCGAGGTGGAGACCGAAGGTGACGTGCTGGTGGTGGTCAAACGCCGCGACTGGGAATCGATCGAGGATGAACCCGCCCGCCTTTACGCTTATTACGACAACCGCGCGTCAGAACTCGGCCTGGAGTGGGATATAGAACAGATCGCTGCCGACCTGGAAGCTGGGCTTGACCTTGAGTCGCTTTTTACCGAGGATGAGCTAATTGCTATCGGGCTTGGGCAGGGAGACAACGGGCAAGGGGAAGTTGCACCAGAACCGGGCGATGGCTCGCTGCTTTCGCTGGTCAATATCAGTGTGGATGAACCGCGCCACCAAGTCGCAACTGGCGATATATGGCATCTGGGACAGCATGTGCTGGTATGCGCTTCTGTCCTCACTGATTGGTCGCTCTGGAAACAGTTTTTGCGGGATGATGAGCGCGACGTTTTTGCCCCCTATGCAGGCCCATCGATCGCGCTCTCTGAACGCGCTCAGGAAAAGCGCCTGATCATCGTGCAGCCTGATCCGCTCATCGCCGGTTACACACTCGATCTGTATGCAGATGTATATGGCGAGGACGCGATTAGACGTGACTGAGATCAAGCGCACTGGCGGCGACGCCTTTGATCCCCAAGCGAAGTACATTCATTTTCTCGCGGCGACGCTTGATTGGCTTGAAATTGCTTCTTGCGTTCACGATTACCTGCTGGTTGCCATTAACATCCTCAATGGCGAGCAGGGCATCGAGTACATGCGAAAATGGCTCGCTTCTGGCAAAAAAATCCTGCTGGACTCTGGCATTTTCAATCTCGCAATGACGCACGCCCGCAAGCACGGTGTGAGTCTCGCTGAAGCGCTGGCGCTCGCGCCAGAAGACATTGATGGCTTTGATGCCCTGTTTGAGCGTTACGTCGCGCTGGTGCGCGAATTTAGCGATCAGCTATGGGGCTATATCGAGCTAGATCAGGGCGGGCGGGAGAACAAGATCAGGACACGGCAAAAACTCGAAAAGATTGGCTTTCGCCCAATTCCTGTCTATCATCCGCTCAATGACGGCTGGGATTATTTTGACGAACTTGCGCAATCCTACGATCGTATCTGCGTTGGCAATCTAGTGGACGCTGACACCGAGACTCGTCGTCAAATTCTGCTGATGATCTGGTTGCGGCACGCGCGTTATCCGAACCTATGGATTCACATTCTGGGTATCACCCCTAACGAACTGTTCAACGCGCTACCGTTTGAAAGCGCCGATTCGTCGGCCTGGTTGTCGGTGCTCAGTTGGGGGGAACATCGAGTACGTGTTGCAGGTCAGTTGTTCGGTCATCTGCCAGATGATTTCCGCTACGTCATCGGCAGCGATCCCCAATCCGAAGCCGGAAGGCAAAAGGCGATTCTGCTCTCTGCCTGGGAAACATCCTTGCAGCAACGCAACTGGCAGCAATTGCTGGACGATTTCCAGCAGGCTGGCGGGCAACTGTTAGCACCTGAAACGGTCAGCATTCGGAGAAAAAACAGATGAGAGCTTTGGCAATCGTCAGTGGGGGACTCGATAGCGCAACGCTAGCCTATCACCTGAAGGCGCAGGGCTACGATCTGCGCGTGCTGTCATTCAATTACGGGCAGCGGCATCACCGCGAATTAAAAAGCGCTTCTGAAATCGCTCGCATGGTTGGGGCGCGTTTCGATGTTGTTGACATTGCCAGTTTTGGGCGCTTTCTGCGCGGTTCTGCGCTGACTGACGCGACCGTGCCCGTGCCGCACGGCCACTATGCGGCTGAAAACATGCGTTCTACGGTCGTGCCGATGCGCAATACGATCATGCTCTCTATGGCCTGCGCCATTGCCGCCGCTGATGGTATTCAAGAGGTCTATCTCGGCGTTCACGCGGGCGATCATCCTATCTATCCCGACTGTCGCCCGCAATTCATCGCCGCTTTCAACGATCTTTTGCGCGTCGTTGAAGCGAAAACATGCTGCAGCGATCCCGCCCTCGTGCGAGTGCTCGCGCCATTTGTTCATATGAGCAAAAGCGACATTGTCGCGCTCGGTGCGCGCCTTGAAGTGCCATACGAGATCACGTGGTCATGCTATGAGGGTGGCGACGTGCATTGTGGTCAGTGTGGCACTTGTGTAGAACGCAAAGAGGCTTTCGCGCTCGCTGGTGTGACCGATCCAACAATCTATCTCGCATAATCAGGTATGAAAGGGGAAGATTCAAATATGAATACTCGATACGGGCGATTTGTGTGGCTCACGGTGCTACTCGTGGGCGTCTATATCATGCTGCAACTGGTGGCAGATGTTGCGGCGGCAAAAATCACCAGCGTCTGGGGACTCACGATGCCCGCTGGGACGTTCGTCTATGCGGTCACCTTCACATGGCGCGACATGCTGCATAAGCGCCTTGGCCGAGATTGGGCACGCGCCGCCATCGTGACCGCTGCTCTGTGCAACTTGCTCATGGTGGCCTATTTCCAGTTTGCTATTCAGCTACCAAGCGCTGTTTTTTGGGGTGGGCAGGAGGCTTTCCAGGGCACACTTGGCGTAGTCTGGCGTATCGCCATTGCCAGTATCGCAGCAGAAGTTATCTCTGAATTGACTGACACCGAGGTCTATCATATCCTCACTCGTTATTTCTCAGGCCCTAAGCAGGCATTGCGTGTTCTGGGCAGTAACACCATTTCTCTGCCATTGGATTCTATCGTGTTCGCTACTCTGGCCTTTGCTGGCACTATGCCCTTGTCCGGTTTGATCTCTATCGCAAAAGGTCAGATCGTTTTCAAATTTCTCGTGACGCTCGTCAGCCTGCCTGCTATTTATGTCATCCCTGAGCGCAAGGTCTCAGAACGTCCCGTTAGCGTGCTCGCTATGGGAGATTGATCGCTATGACTGAAAAAACGCTCACAGATGATGACTGGCAGCAAGCGCTCGATCTCCTGGAGCAGACAAGCATTGAATACGCCAACCTGAGTGCTCATCGTGACGTGCATGACACCTGGAAACGTCTGCTCATCACACTCTACAAACAGCGTTGTCAGGCTGGAGAGCGTAGCGCTCAGTTGTATGATGAAATCATGCGCTTGTGTCAGCAATGACCTATCCCTTGAACCTTTAGGCCATCATAACCTATGAAGCGGGATGATGACGACCTGTATCGGACAGGTCAGCGAAACGAACGGGGAGTTATCATCTGCGGGGCGCGGAAAACGAGCTATCCGCGTGACCGCCGCCCGTGCCAGAGCACGGCGGTGATGGCAAATGGGCGCTGTCGCAAGCACGGCGGAGCGACGCCAGCCGGTGTAGCGTCGCCACAGTTCAAAACGGGGCGCTATAGCAAGGTGCTGCCGACTGCATTGGCAGCACGATACTTTGAGAGCAGGCAGGATGCTGAACTGCTCGAATTGCGGGATGAGATTGCGCTCGTTGATGCCCGCCTTGCCCAATTGCTGGCGCGAGTCGAATCTGGGGAGAGCGGGGCGGTCTGGGAAAAGCTGACCGAGGCGGTTAAGGCGTATGATGCGGCGTCGGAGCGATTGCGGCGCTTGCGGGAGATGAATGCGCCAGACGATGAGAAACGCCGCGCCATGGAACAGGTAACTGATGCGCTGCGCGAAATTCGCGATCTGGTGTTGCGCGGCAATCGTGATTATTTGGCTTGGTCAGAAATCATGCAACTGGTGCAACAACGTCGGATGCTCGTTGAGTCGCAGCGCAAACGCGAAGCAGACCTAGAGCTAACGGTCAAGGTCGATCAGATGTTGCTCTATACGGGAGCGCTGCTAGAGGCCATACGAAACAATGTCGAGCGGTTTGTTCCAGCAGATAACAGGCGGGACTTCCTTGCTGCGGTCTCAGAGGATGTCCGCCGACTCGTTAATGCTGCAGGCGCTACTGGCAGGGCTTGATCCTGACGCCGATCCCAGTCGCAACGATGCGGGGCTTGAGGATCAACTGCGCCTGTTGGTGCGGTTGCGCAAGCCGCACCCGAAACAAGTTGAATTTCTCGAAAGTCCCGCAAAGAGAAAGGTTGTGAAAGCCGGTCGGCGCGGCGGGAAAACAGTTGGGATGAGTATTCTCGCAGTGGACTACATGATACGAGGCTGGCGCGTATTGTATGCCGCGCCGACCGGCAATCAATTAGATACGTTCTGGGATGAGTGTCTCAATGCTGTCGAGCCGGCGATCCAGGCCGGTTTGGTTTATCGCAATGAGACCAGAAAGTTGCTGCGCGTGCTGGGCGGGACGGGGCGCATTCGGGCGAAAACCGCCTGGAACGCTGATACGCTGCGCGGCGATTATGCAGACCTGCTCATTTTCGATGAGTATCAGTTGATGAATGAGGATGCCTGGGGGCGTGTTGGCGCTCCTATGTTGCTCGACAACGACGGCATGGTGGTTTTCTGTTTCACGCCGCCATCGCCGTTCACGCGCTCAGTGACAAAAGCGAATGATCCGATGCACGCCAACAAACTGTTCAAACGCGCCAGCCAAGACACGTCGGGGCGCTGGGCCGTATTTCATTTCACCAGTTACGACAATCCTCATTTGTCTGTTGAGGCGCTTGAGGACATCACGCGGGATATGTCCCGCGTCGCTTATGAAAGTGAGATTCTGGCCGAGGAGCATGACGAAATCCCAGGGGCGCTCTGGACACGTGAGACGATCGAGAAAACGCGCGTCGCTCCTGAGAACGTGCCAGACCTGATCCGCGTCGTCATCGGCGTTGATCCGCCTGGTGGCGCGACCGAGTGCGGGATTGTGGTGGCTGGCGTAGGGCGCGATCATCATTTCTATGTGCTCGCCGATTATAGTAGGGCGGGATCGCCGGCTGAGTGGGGCGCGGTCGTTGTCGAGGCGTTTGTCAATCACATGGCTGATGTAGTTGTCTGCGAAACGAACTTCGGCGGCGATATGGTTTCGCATGTGATCGAGCTTGCCGCCAACGCGCAGGGCCAGCGCGTCAACTACAAAAACGTACAGGCCAGCAGAGGCAAGGCTATCCGCGCAGAGCCAATCTCTGCGCTCTATGAACGCGGACAGGTGCACCATGTCGGCGTCTTTGAGGAGCTTGAGAACGAGCTATGCACATGGCAACCGCAGGTCAGCGGGCGACCATCACCGAATCGTCTGGATGCGCTGGTCTGGGCGCTCACTGAGGCGCAGATATTACCGCGTGCTCGTGTTCAGCGTGCCCAGGTTGTCGGTCTGTATCCATCCCAGCAACGCAAGCAACGCAACGGGCATGAGGTGACGATGGCGCGAGCTATCAGCGGGAAAAACGGCACGCGACGGCGGCGTTAGGAGAGTTCACGATGGCAGCAACACGCAGGGCATTGAGAAAGCGACAGAACGGGCATTCTGAGGTCATCTCAGAAATCATTGGGCGGCAGGCAGCCACATTTGACTACTACCGTTTGCGCGGCACGCTCAACATTGATCGCACTGTGCCAGCTTACGATTTTTGGGACAATCTGCGGCGCGGCAAGGCGGTCGGTTATGAGCTTGGCGGTTTGTTTTGCAAGCCCATTGTCGAGATCATCTCTGCCCATGTGCTGGGACGTGGTTTCACTCCCCGCCTGACAGATACTGATGACCTGCCGCCAGAACGGGTAGACTACACTAACGATCTGCTATCCCGCTTTGCTAATCGCTATCTGGGCCTGTTCTATACGATGCTCAATGACCTTTATGCCCTGGGCGATCAGTTTGTCATCATCAACGCCAACGGCAGTCTCAGCGTGCCCTCGCCAGACATGGTGACCGCCGAGTATGATCCGCTCGATTATCGCAAGCTGTCTCGTGTTGTGGTTACGTCGCGTTTTGAGAAATTCGAGGTCACTGACGAGTACACGACTCAGCGCCGTGTACTGCGTATCAAGTGGCTTGCGTCTGATGGTCAGTATCGCGCAGGTCACGTTGAGGAAATGACATTTTCAAACCTGATCGGTCGCATTCCGATTGTCCATTTTGCCAACGATCGCAGTGGCAATGAGACGCACGGGCGACCTATCTATGAGGCATTGCTCAGATTGTTATCGCGCTATGACGATCTGCTCGAAAAATCGCTCGATGGCGCTGAACTCATGGGAAATCCAATTCCTGTCATTTCTGGGCTTGAGGATACTCAACAGACGCATGAGCTAAACGAGCCGATCGAACCTGAGACATACACCGACATTGACGGCAATGAGGAAGAACGTGACATTTTCAATTTTGATACGAGGGCAGGGCTGCTTTTGCGCGGTGATGCGCAGTTCAAGTTTGAAGCGCCGCCATCTGGTTTTACTGAAGACACGCGCAACATGCTACAACTGCTGTTTTTGCTGCAGCTAGATCATACGCGCGTGCCTGAGGCGGTATGGGGCGGAGCGATAGAGAGTAGCAAAGCGAGCGCAGAGGCGCAGATGCCGCCATTCTATCAGTTCGTCGAGGGCCGCCGCTTGGCGCTTGAGGGCGGTTCGGCAGACGAATCGCTTGGCACAGAGGCGGAGAGCGGTTTCCATGCATTGTTTGATATATGGCTGCGTATGCGCTCACTGACCGACAAGCAGATAGTTACTGCACCAGTGCTCATTGACTGGGACGACCTTGAAAAGACGCCGCCAGAAATCAAGTTCCAGTGGGTTAGCTGGTTGCGACAGATGGGCCTGCTCAGTCGCGAAACCGCATTGGTTGCTAGCGGCATTGTCGAGAACGTTGAGGCCGAACTCGCTGCCGTTGAGGAAGAAGCGGAGAACGCAAAGAAAGAAGACCCGTTTGATGAGCAGTTGATGGCGTCGGTCAAAAATGCCATAGCCCAACTTGGCACACCACAAGGGCAGAATGGCGACCAGGCGCAACAAAGCGCAGCGCAGGATGACCAGCAGAGCGCAGGTCAAGCAGAACGCGATAATCAACGGGCTGCTGACGATAACGATGACGACATGGAGAGCAACGAGCGGTGACGATCACCACATTATCGCCTGAGCAGAGACAAGATGAACAGGGCGTAGCAGTGCGGTTGCAGTTTCTTTCCCTGTTGCTGCAATCTGAACAACAACTGCGTGCCCTGTTTACCGATCTTGCTGACAATATTGCCAGGGCAATAATCGCAGCGGGCAGCAGATCGTCTGTGCTCAATGGCGCGGCGAGTGTGTCACGTCAGGATCAGAATACGATTGCTCAGCAGGACGCGCAGTTGTTGCGCAATGAAATCGCTCGTCTCGTGCATTCGGTGTTCATTGGCACTGATTCTGCTGGCAATCCAGCGCCATATGAGGTTCGGGCGAGCGGCGAAGTTATACCGCTATCGCCGTACATGCGTATCCTTTGGCCGCTGTTAGTTCAGGCGACGCGACTTGGCGTAAACAATCAGGAGCGTCTGTTGCTGCGTGCTCTGCAAAGTCGGCCTGATGTTGCCCCGCTAGCGCAAAAGGTTTTCCAGAAAAAGACTGCGGATTTGCTCATCGAAAGCGCGGCGATGATCGAACCGCATGAGATTATTGTTGCGGAGCAGGGCGGGCCGCAGGGCACAAAATACGAATATGCCTACTATGAAGCGCCGCATACGTGGGTAGACCCGCGCGGTTATCGGCTAAGCGATCGTATCTGGCAGACAGACGAGGCGACGCGGGCCGAACTTGACGCCTATCTCGCCGAGGCGATTGCAAGTGGCAAAAGCAGTTTGCGCATTGCTGATGAAGTGCGGAAGTTCCTGATACCTGGTCAGGAATTGCCAATCAGCAAAATGCCATATGGCCGTAAGGTCAGCTACAAGGCAATGCGACTTGCTCGCACCGAAATTGCAGCGGCCTACAACGAGGCGGATTGGCGGGCAGCGCAAACAAACCCGTCTGTGCTGACATATCAGGTATTGCTATCTAATCGCCATCCCAAACCCGACATTTGCGACCGTATCGCAGCGGGCGTTTATACCAAAGACGACCGTCTCAATGTGCCGCCGCTACATCCGAATTGTCTTTGCACGCTCAAATGGAACGTTGCAGATGACATTGACGATCTCATTGAGCGTCTGCGAGATGAGATCGAGGCTGAATTCCCCGGCTCTATCGTGGGAGGAAAATTGCAGCTTGAGGGCGTGCGGTTGCCGAAAATCACCACAACCCGCATGGGCGAGCCATACGGTACTGTACAGAAAGCTATAAAGCCGCCAAGTGCAAAGGGGACGAAGGGGAAGGGCACACAGGGGCAATCTGAAATCCCCGATTTTCTCATCAGACATGTCGAGGATATGTCTGATGATGAAATCTCTATTTTGAGACAGCGTTTTAAAGAGTCATTGTCAGCAAGCGACTTTTTGTACTTTGAGTCGTACCTTGACAACGTGCTCGAAAGCAAGGCACTTATTGGCAAGGGCGAACTGCAAGCCTGGAAACAGCCCAAAGGCATTGTGGTTTATCAAAATGGCCTACCAGTAGGCTTTTGTCGGCTTGCGGTAGCGGACGCAACAACGCTGACGTTCAGCCGTGTTTTCCTGATTTCTCAGGATCAGCAGGTGATGGATTTGCTCGCCAAGCGGATCGTTGAAATTTCCGAACAGTTCGGAATGAAAGCGATCTTTCTCAATCCGGTTGAACCATTCAATGCATCCCTCAAAGCTGTCGGATTTAAGGGGACACCGTTTGACGACTTGGCGTATGAACCGAAAACGCCGCCGCAGATCATCATCCCTGTTGGGCCATTTGGTGTTCATCCACAGGCGATGATTGTAAGCTCAAGCGTCAAGGATGCCGCCTTGCATTTCGGTTCAAATACAGTTCTCGTTGACGCGCGAAACCTAGACGAGGCAGCGCTCGTTCCATTTCTCAACGACTTGTTGGCGGATGTTGCGCTCTGGGATGCACTTCCCAAAGAATTTACCAACAAAAAATTGACTGAAGCCACTAAAGCCGCCTTGCAGGCGATCAAAACAGCGGCTTCTGCTGGACTGACTCCTGATCATTATTGCGCCCTGCTATTTGACAATGATTTTCATTTTGTCGGTGCTTACTATGGTCATGCAGAGTACAAGGCGAACGGGGAAATTGCCATCAGGATTACACAGGCTGGCGCTATTAACGAGAAGGCGTTCAATGAATTGCTATTTGGCTTCTCGTCAGCATACAGTGCAGGAACGGCAGCGAATTTAGTGAAGC